TCTTTGTCTAGAGGCTGTAAATCAATATCTTGAAAGGGCTCGTCTTTGAGGACTACATCTGACCTTTTAATTTCTTTAAGCTGTTTAGAGGTTCCAGCATCTATTAAGTGTTCTCCATCTGATCCAGTCCCTATTCTTTGACCACTTACTTCATAGATTTTACGCTTTCCCGCAACCAGAACATCTTGAGTTGCAACCCCTCTTTCGTATGGATTATCTAGAATTATATATTTTTTAGTCTTTGGATCAAAGTAAGCTTTGTAAACTGAATGTCCTTCTTCTGTCTTGCCCGTCCAGCCGTTAGTTGAATTGCCTTCTGGTAGGTCGCCAAAACGAATATACGTCCCTTCTATCTTGTAAGGAATGCCATCTTTATTGAATTGTATTATAGGCTTAGTGGCGGGGGTAGGCTCTGGAGCGTCTTTAGGTGTCGCTGGGGCTTCTGGGGCTTCCTTGGGTGTATTTACAGATTCAAGAGCCGCTTCAGTTTCAGCCAACTTCTCATCAATAGAATCGTGAACAGCATCTAGTTGGTCTAGTTCCTTCTTGGTCTCAGCGTAGCGCATCTCAGTGACCACCTTACGGCGACCACCTTGTTTCATCTTCTGCATCTTTGTGATGGAAGCGTCGAGCTTTGCGAGCTTCTCTACTAGGGAACCCCTCATCTCTACCTTACTGCGAGCTACAACAGCCCTGTAGGTCTTTATGAGCTTTATTCCGTCACTACCTAGCGATAAAGTACCTCCCATTGTAGCACCTGCCGCAACGCCTGTCATAAGGTCTTTCATGCTGAAATCCGAAATACTAGCATCTTCATTCATCATAAGATCAAAGGTTTGCCTGATAGAACTCTCAACAGAGCCTACAACAGCCCCTTGCACCATGTGAGCCCCTACTTTCCATTTTCGGGATTTAAGCATAGCTGTGTCAAAGGCTTGCCCTAATATAGGAAGCTTGTTGCCCTGTTTGATAACCTGACTAATAAGGAGTCCAGATGCTAATATCTCACCACCTGATGTCTCCTCTTGCACTCCAAGGGCTTTGAAATACTCTTGCTTTACCACATTACTAAATATACCTACCGCCGCTTCCGTTGCTGCAAAGGCTGCTACTCCACCTATTGTGGAAACAGGTTCAAAAGCTTGTGGCCCCGCTGTCCCCGCTAAAGCAGCTCCTCGTCCAACGGTTCGTATTTTATTAAGAAAAGTAAGCCCCCTAGCTATTTTAGCGGGTGCTCTATACTTATTTGCGAGATACATCCCGCCTATATTTCCTCCGCCCTCAATAGCTAGTCCTTGTACTTGTTGAAACATTGAAGGCCCACCTTCTGCCAGCCTCATGTCAGCCTCAGCTTGTACTTCAGGTTCTATGGGTGTCTCTACTTCTTCCTGTTGTGGTTCAGGAGATTCAAGTTTAAACGAGATTGCGTCTAGCGCAGCATTGCGGTCTTCAGTAGGATTCATTAGTAGCCGAGGGAGTAGTAAGAGATTTGAGCGTCTAGGATGTCATTAATTTCCATTGAGGAACGGTAACCTTGACCACGCCAGAATTGGATAGCTTTTTGTTGTGCCTCTGAGGGATTATCTATGTCCCATCCATCAGCAGCGTCACGGAGCGCTTGGAACACCTCACCTCCAAGTGCAAAGTCTTGGAAGCCAATACGAGCTCTTGCGCGTACCTTTTCGTCGTAGCTGTCGAGTGTAGGGAAACCATAGATTAATAAGCTTCCTTTAGTTAAAGCCGAAGCGTCATTATCGTCAAGCATACGTTTACGCTCATCCACGAGATCTGATGTCTTCACATCTTCTAGTTTTTTACCAGATTGAAGGATAGGATAAGGAACATCTCCCCAGCCCTCTTCGTTAATCTCACGAGCCTCTCCAACAGCATCAGCAGCAACTTCAGGTGATTTAATGTAATCCCTTACGCGAGCATTAAGTGCTTTTTGAATTGATGCTTCCTTGCGAACATCGGCTAGTATCTCTTTAGCCTTAACTTGAATGTTAGTGTTAAATTCATTCATATCACGACCAGAGGCATCCCAGACTCCTTGAGCTTCTTGACGTAGGATAGATTTAAACTCACCAGCAAATTCAATACCTAGATCTCTTTCACTAGTGATGTCTGACGTGTATTTGTCTGAATAGAATTTGTATTGAGATGATTCATCATTACGCCACTTAACAGCAGCGCTGTGTGTATCAAACATCTCAATGACTTTGGTATCTGACTTAGGAACATTAGCGCCTAGTGGGATGTCCCGAAGAGTCGCTGTAGGATTAGCTAGCAGGTATTCTTTAATCTTTGTAGACGCTTCCGCATACTGCTCTTCCGTGGTTATACCTAAAATTGGTTTAGCAAATAGGCCTTCCTTTGTGATACGAAGGTTGTCATCCTGAATGGATCCTAAGAGCGTTTGGCTTATGTCGCTTCCATTAACAGCTAACTCAGAAGTAAGAGTATTCCATGCTTGAAACATATCGTTGGGAGACATGCCTTCTGTAAAAAGAGTATCTAGTTTTTCCTTAGCATCTGCCTCTGAGACTTTACCAGCAAGAAGCGCGTTCATCATGCCTTTCTGTTTAGTCTCAAAGGATGCACTAGATAAGAACAAGCTCATCACGGTGTCATTATGAATCTCTACGTTGGCTTTGAGTGGCTTTAAGTTGTCCTCTACGTTGTTACGAGCATCCTTGATAGAACTCCGTAGCTTTGAGATCTCTTTCTTACCCATAGCGGAACCAAAGAGCTTAGCGTTGCCGTGTAAACTGTAAGTTGCAGCTTCATTTAACAGAGCTTCAGCTTGGGAAAGTTTACCTTGTTCCATTAATACAGCGGCATCCGCAGTAACAATACCACGGAGCTTTGCGGCTTTCTCCGAGGGTTTCAGGTCAAGAGCCCAAGCGTTCATTTCAGATCGTGCGTGTTTAAGACCAGCAGTGATGCCTTGTTTCTTAATGATGTCAGAGGTGTCAGCAGAGAGCTGCATAAATGCTTGGTCTTTCTTGTTATCTACCCAAGCGGCTGTAGCTTCGTCCCGTAGGTTATCTACAAAGGAACCTGTGAGTGCTGCTATTGCTTGCTCACGGTTTTCGTTTCCACCAAACTGGTCTAACAACTCATCAGCAAACGCTTGGCGTTCACCTTCCATTGTTGCTATGAACTCTTTTGGTTTTTGTTTAAGAGATGCATCAGTACGAGCAAGACCCATGAAGCGTTCTTTGATTGCCTCTTCGTTCATTACAAAGTGACGCTTAACGAGACCTTGTTGGTAAGCTTTATCATAGCCTAGGATGCCCTTCGTTTCTTTGTCATTAAGAGCGCCCTCTACGTCCATAGTAGACGCAGCAGCTTCAGCTCCTAGTTCTTTAGCGATGTTAGAGGCTTGCCCTAGGACTTGCGGGGTGCGACGTAACGCTTGCGCTAGTTGTAACGCTGAGTTGGTCTTTGGCGTAGGTGCAACAGCCACATTATATTGTCCTCCACGTGCTGCTGTTGGTGATAACGCTGGTGTTCCTAGGTCTAGTTGTACTTGTTTACGCATTATTATTTAAGAGTTGAATAAGTGGACATTCCTGTTTGAGCACCGCTAAGAGCAGCCCCAAGGTAATCAGGCTTTTCGATAGGCTTGTTGATACGAAGCATGTTGTTAGTGAAACCAAGTCCAGCGTTTTCGAGCTGCATTGAGCGTCCTACGTCGTTCATCTGGAGCTGTTGCTGTGTAGCAAAGTTGTAGTTAGCCTCTTCTCGTGTCAGATCATTAATAAGAGCGTCAACACTAAGTCCTGCTACTCCTGCCTCACCAGCACTTACTCGTGCCGTTGCTCGTGCCTCACGGGCTTTCCTAGCAGACTCATTGACACGCTGTGCTGCTGCAACTTCCTCTTGCCCTTGTTGGACACGCATAGAGGACACCTCTTGAAGGTAACGCTGACGTTCTGCTTCCGAAGCGTTCTTTTGGACTTTCGCTTGGGTCTTTGCTTGTTGGCGTTGGCCATGCACTTGAGCGCCTGCTGAGGCTGCGGACATGCCAACGGCGAGCATTACGGCGGGTGTTATTATATCACACATATTATTTAGAGGGGATTATAAATTCAAAGAAGGGTTGATTGCTAAAGGTAAGTTTACGAATGAAGATTGCTCCACAGAATTTGAGCCACTTTAGGGCTACGTGGTTATCCTCATGGACAAAGTTAAAGGTTGCGCCATAAGGCTTGGTTAATCGTTGAGTCCACTCACGGGACGCTTTAAGGAAGTCATAGGCGTTATCAGAAACACCATCAGTGCCTAGACACCAGATGTACGCTTGGTCGGCTACCTGTCCCACACCAAACATTGCAAAGGGAACATCATCAGAGTCTAAAGCAGTAAGTGTCACGTCATCGTTCTCAAAGCCGCTTAAAAGTGACTGACGGGGCTCGTGACCCATACAGGCTATCTCTATCTGGTCTGCTTTACGCATGTACGGATAGATACGCTCTATGTGGTCGTGGGTAGCAACAACTACCTTACAAGACCCATGGGTACTGAGAACTTTATCCATATCGGTTAGAGCGGGAGTGAACAAAGGATTCAAACTCGGCACTCTGGAAGGTACTCGGAAGAGCACTCTCGTTTTCAATGGTGATAGTTGTATCCTGTGCTTTAGTGAACACAGGGAAGCGATAGAAGCCACTGTCGAGGCTCAGTGAACCGATGGTAGATGAACCTACTACATCAGGCGTGAAGACGTTCTCGTAGGTATCACGGAACTTAGGGGTCACCTTAACTTTAAAGTAAGCTGACTTGTCGTAGTAGATAGCTCCGTTGCGTACCATCAGTTTAGCGGCATCAGAAGGACTCTTACCATTCCCTGCTTGGGCTTTAAAGAGCTGCTCAGAGAATACATATTTCATTGTATAAGGAATACCTACCCAGACGTTCTTGTTGCCTACAACAGCCTTGTTGAGTGTCACGGTGGATCCTACGTTGGAGCCCTGTAAAAGATAACCATCATCCGTATAGACTTCTACTGAGTCATCGTCAGGGGTGTATGGCAGGGTGATTTCAGTCTCACCATCAAGCACCGTAGCAGCTACTCGCATATCAAGGTGAGTTGTATAACCAGCAGGATCAGAAAGACCAGCAGCCATAGGCATTTTAAGTAGATTTGTCTCCCCGTTCTTTACCAAGAGGAGATACAAGTCAGATTCAATAAAGTCTAAGCCTCGAATGTTGCCAGCAAAGGTGAACTTAGACCAAGCACTCAGGACTTTCTGATTAGCGTTCCAGAAGTAATTATAGACGTAAAGGGAACTATCCTCGTCTTCACTAAGTACAATCACTGTCTCCTCCGATGTAGATCCTACAAGCTCTTTAATGTTTGCAGGTACATAGGCGGGAACGTGCTCTGTAATCTCAGCAGCCTCAAAAGTGTCTGTATTAGCGTTTGTAGCATACTCATTAACTCCTGTGTAATTACCTCGTTTGAATGGAAAGTAAATGTAGGAACCCAAAGGCAGAGGCTGGACGGTAGAATCTACGCTAAAGCTGGTAGCTGGAGAGATAGAGACAGTCTTAGGTGTCAACAGATCAGCCCCTTTAAGAACAAACTGAGAGTTGTCCGAGAACAACATTAAGTCACCTTGGAAGCCTACTGCGTGTTTGAGTTGAGTAACCTTGGTAGAGGATACATTGACATCAATAGGAGCATCATCAAGGAGTGTAGTAACTGTGGCTCGGTAGTGATTAAAGAACTGACCAGCTACTGAGAAGACAACAGAGTCATCTGTAAGGTATCCTAGACGGTTCTTGTGAAAGAATATGGACTTGATTTTCTTACCTACAAATGAAGGATGTTCGTTACTTTCATCGTCCCCAGAAGTGCGGTCATCGAAAGTACCTGTTTGAATAGCGAAAGCATTTAAGCCTGTGTTTATCAACTGGTGTGGCATTGTAGAAGCATCTAATCCTAGACTTACCTCGTCACCATTGGTTTCTACCCAAGAACCATTACCAGAGCCAGTGCCATCAACCGTCTCAAACCTTACATAATAATCGTCTTCGTTTAGTTCAATGTCGCCACGGACTCTTACCTTTAGACCATTAACGCAGTAGGTAGGGAGGTCTGTGATAGCATCTACTTCTTGATACACTAACCCTATACCTTCGTCGTTCAGGTCACTTGTAACTGAAATTTCCGTGACTGCTGCTGTTGATTTAAAATAGATACCTGTTTGTCCATGTTTAGCTGCAAAAGAACTTATATCTTTTACGACTGCGCCTCCTGGAAATGTGCTCGTCTTAAACCAGAGATCTCTCGCAAACCCTTGTTTTGCTACTTCATCTCCATTACTTGAATCACCAGTCTTAACTCCATACGAAGTTCCGTTATAAATAATAGTCCACTTAGTCTCGTAACCACCTTGTTTAATGAAGATGTATGGACGGTCAGATAGGGCTGTGCTAAGCGAACCGCTAGCGGCTACCTGCTGTGTCTTATTAAGAATAAAGGTGTAGTCAGCAACTGTAGTAAACTCAATGTCATCCTTAGGTGCACTAGAGTTGATGTAGGATGCTGATCCTGTAATAGTAGCTTCTACTCCAGTCTCAACGTTAAAGATACGTAGCGTACCATCGTGGATAGCTACATATTTCTCGTCCTCGCTTCGGTTAATAAAGTGTACCTTAGCGTTGGAGCTAATAGCACTTGTGAGTAACCTAGCAACGTGCTGAGTGTTAGGGCGTTTCTTCAGTCCCTCTGCAACAGAGCTAAGAGCATTTTCCTGCTCCTCACATTGCCCATCAAAACGAGTGGCATCAGGTTGTTGAGAGACACCTTGAATAAGGTTGGGAACCGAAGTATTAATTAAAGCCATTAGATAAGGTCGTAGTTACGGTTAATTCCAATTCTGGTTGCTACGTCGTAGCTGTCAAATATAGTTCTGTCAGAGCTACCGCTATCGAAGTCCATTAGTGCGGCATAAGCTTTGTATTCATCACGAGCGATAAGTGCTTCTAGCTCACGGGAGCCTACGATGCGTCCTTGGAACACACGAGAGGCACGCAAGGTGATATAACGACGAGCTGGCTCTGGTAGAGAGTCCCAATCAAGGAGACGTGTTTGGTTCACTTTGAGATCTTTAGTGAACACTGTGGTATTATTAGAACGATCAAAGAGGCTTAAACCACGCTGTACGACATCTATTGAGGTGTCGATTGGGTCTAGCTCAAGGATGTCCCCTGAGAGAGTTATAGTGCCATCCCCAGCAGGGCTCAGGGATACGTTTACTTCTGTGTTGAATTGCCATCCCTCTGACTGAACAGCACGACTAATCTCATCAAGAGCAGAGATAGCTGTAGCAGCGGAAACAGGGAGTGCGTTGGTGTTGCTGATACTGTTCACAGGTGACTCACCAATGTGTCCTAGCATCGAATTTACTGCTTCTAGTTTAGATGTCAGATTAGGCATATTATTTAT